TGGCCAACTCCTCTTTTGTGAGATTTAGAATTGTACAAAATAACTGCTGGTATTTTACCAATCGTATTAGGTGCAGAATCTATCAATCTTGGTTCTTCTCTTTCAGCCATGTAAATAGTATCTATTCTATCAGGATACCAAATTCTCATGTACGTTCCACCCTCTCTATCTACTTCTTCTCTAATTTTTAAATAGTTAAGTTCGTACTTACCATTTAGTTGTCTTTCAAAATTCCAATCTAAAACATTCTCTGGAGTAACGATTGATAAGTATGGTCTAATATCTTGTTCTAGTTCTTCTGCCTGAGTGTTTGTAGTTACATTTGGTTTATCTAAAATCATAAAACAATGACCATAAATAGACGCATAGTTTTGAGCCTGTTTAATTACAGAGTTTAAATTGTTACCCTCAAGATCAGCATCTTTTAAGAATGATTCTAAACTTGCTTCATCTTGCATAGAACCAAAATCTCTGCTTGGTCTAACTCTAAAAAGGAATGATGAATAAATTTGTATAATATTTTTACAATGGTTATCGCATGGAGTGTTTGCTAGTCTTTGATTGAACTCGTTATCTAATTCTAAATTATATCTGTTTAGATATTGGCCTATCATATAGTCATAACCACCATTGTATGATCTAATGTAATACTCCCAATTATTTATTGTTTCGGAATAGTCTTTGTGGGTGTCTATTGCTTGATCTCTAGTGTATGCCATAAATTACTTCATTGTCCATCTTGTTGGAGAGTTAAATTTTGCCTGAGTAGTCAATGGTTTTAAATAATCAATCATATAACCAAGTGCGTCATTCATATGATCGAATCCATCTTCCTTATCAGGAATATTTGTATTCTCCTTGTATATTTGTCTTTGTAAACCTTTTATCAGTGTTTTGCAAGATTGTGAAACAAAAATATGACGATCTCCTTTAGAATCTTTGAGCCTACTATTCACAGCATTGACTCGATCTCGTATTGCTGGGTGTTTATGTTTTACCTTAACTTTAAATCCAGCATTTTGTAAAATAGATAAATCAGTTCTACCACCAGCAGAAGTCTTACGTTGTTTAGATGCTGGGTCAGGATATATAAATATTGGAATCTTTGTACCATAACGATCTCTAAGTTCTTGCACCATTTCATCGGTATTACTTCCATAAATAATAACCTCATCTACAAAATAAACTTTATCTTTTTCTATTTGGCCTACACAAGCTGACATAGGGTCAACATTGAAGTCCATTCCTATATGTAAAGGCTTTTCCCAATCTATCTGTCGTTTAACAACATTATCTACAGGGTGGAAGTTATAATAAACACTACCAGCATAATTTTCAAATGTACCCTCAAACTCTTGTCTAAAAGTTCTAATATCAATATCTTGTTTAGCTTGTTCTATTTCTTCTTTTGTAACCATTCCACCTTGAACAGTAGTGAATTGGTAACTATCCCATTCATCATCTTGCTTACCTTTAAGATACATTTCATAAGACCAATTTCCATAGCCTTTAGGAGTTCCACACATTAAAACACTTCCAAGTGTATCACTAACACTAGCACGTAAAACTTCAAACCATGCTCGTTTATCTATATCTGCAAATTCATCTAATATTAAAAAGTTTAATCCACTACCTCTTAATGAGTCATAGTTATCAGCACCTTTTAATGAGATTGTACTATTAGATTTTCTAACTGTGATAGTCATAGTGGTTTCGTTAATATCTTCTATCCAATTAAATTGATTTAATAATTCTTTAAGACTAGCCCATGCAATCTCTTTAGCCATTTTAAATGTTGGTGCTACATACCATATTTTTTGATTTGGTTGTGATGCGTATTTCATCATCTCGGTTATACAAAGATATGTTTTACCAAATCTACGACCACTTATAAGAACTCTAAATCTTGCTTGACTAGATGATACTTTAAGCTGGGGTTTTGTCAGGGTTATTTTCATTACAGAAATAAGTAATATATAATTTTTCCTTGTTAAATTTTTCTTCAAGTTTATTAGTTACTTGAATTGTTGCAACTGCACCAGCTTTGGTACATTCTGTCCATGAATTATAAACTTTATCATGTACTACAGGAGTATTACACATTCCTGTAATTGCAGAACATATTGCATAAGCTAATATAAATTTCATTAGCTTAATGGGTTTTTAGATGATTCTTTTAACTCTTGTATCTCTAACTTTAAAACTTCTATTTCTTTTTGTAATATTTTAATAGCAGAATTATCATGAACATGATCGTTATTATGACCATGTGTTTTAAGTTTCTCTTTAATCACAGCAATATCTGTGTTGTTATCTGTTATTGTAAATCCATTAGTTTCTATTGCTAGTCTATTAGATTCTACTAATTCAACTGACGCAATATCTATTGACTTTGAGGCTTCCGTTAATTGATTAACTCTTAATTCCATTTTTGCAAACTTACTAAATCCTACACCTATTGAAGATATAAGCCCAATAACTACAACAATATTTGTAAGATTTTTCTTTATTTCATTAACCATTCTTCAACTCCTGTAATTCTAAAAGTAATAGTCTTTTCTTTGACTTAATTTCATTTAGTTTTTTAATCTTAACTTCCATTATATCATTAGCAGTATATTTAACTAAATCAATATCTGCATATATAGACCTATTATCAAATATTTCTATCTGATTCAAATAAATATCTTTAGGTTTATAAAACTCCACATTGTTATAAGCTACTAATGAAGCCTGATCGCTTTGCATAGCATCTAATTTTATAATGTTTTTAATTTGTAAGTTCTTGGCACTATCTTTAATCTGTTCATCTACCTTAGCCATAATCTTATCTATTTTTGGCTTCTTAGTTTTCTTCTTTGATACCTTTGTTTTAATCTCTTTTTCTGGTGCTTCTTCTTTAGCTTCTTGTGGTGCTTCCTCAATAACTTCTTCCTCTTTAGTTTTTTCTGTAATCTGCTCTGGTTCTTCCTCAATTATTTCTTCTGGCATTTCCTCTTTAGCCTCTTTAATTATTTCTTTTGTGATAACTTCTTCTTCTGGCTTTTCTTCAATAATTTCTTTTACAGCTTCAGGCATTTCTTCTATAATCTCAGGCTCTTTTTCAGGCATAGTTATTATCTCAATAAATTCTTTGATCTCTATTTCTTCTTCCACTAATTCCATAGTCATAGGCTCATTAAAAAATTCTATAACTTCAAACTTTTCTTCAAATTGTAAATCTTCTTCTGGTTTAAACTCAGTAAATAAATCAATTAATTCTTGCTCTACTAATTCTTCTATATCTGGAGAATAGGTATAATCAATAATAAGTGATGGGTTTTTTAAATCAGCACCATAGTGTCCTGTAGTATTAGGAACAGAAAATTCATATTTTAAACTAACATCATAATCTTGAGCAGTATTAGAATTAAATATCATAGTATCTGTCATAGTGCCATAACCACAACCATTAAAGGTAGCACAATTCCCTGATAATATTCTATTCTGTGTTAATATATTTCCACTATCGTCTGTTGTTTTAATAGTTTGTGTAACTGATTGTGAATTATTATTCCAAAACCAAACTTCTGATGAACCTATTATTTCAAATCCGTTGTTTAGTGAACCTTTATTTACATTAGAATCATTTAAAGAAATACTATCAGATTCTACATACTTACCATTTACTCCAGCTATTGTACTATTACCATGTTTAGTATTTATGTTTGTGCCTGACCAACCAGAAGTAAAATCTTGTGAAACTAAATTATTTGTTGTTTCTGCTAAAGAAGTTGTAAGGGTTAAGAGCATCAGCCCACTTATTAGAAAGATAATTCGCATATGCAAATCCTATTATTATTGTTATTATCCAAATCATTATTGCCTTACTGAATCTATAAAATTATAGACTCTGCCAAATTGTTTATCAATACTTATTAAATCTTGTTGTATCATATTAACTAAAATTTGTAATTCCATTAATGTAACTAATGTCCATGTTGCTAAACCTAATAGAATTGTACCTAATAAGCCTATTAACATTGTATTAGTTTTTCTTGTCATTTAGTGTGTAGTTCTAATTTTTTAGCTTCTGCTTTATTAATCCTCTTATCAATCTTTTCTCTTTTTTTAATTCGTTTTACATAAGTTTCATAATCTGGTCTTTCAAATTCATATTTATTCCATATTGCTAGTGCTTCTTTACCAATCTTTCCATCTACAGGGCATGGAGTTCCAGCATTAATCATAGCCTCAAAGACTCGTTCATCTTGACACAATAAAGCCACACTTCCTACTTTCATTCCAAAGTCATATAATACTTTTGCTAATTTAATTCTTTCACAGTTCATATCTCTGTTTGTTTTACCACCTGAAAAGCCTGTACCAAATGTTTGAATACCTACTGATACTCCTGTTGCACAAACATCTTGTGATTGAGCAGAAAAAGATGGTGCTGACGCAGTTGGTGGTGCAGACTTAACATTAGAATGATTAGTAGAGTTTGATGTAGTGCTTGATGATGAACCTGATTGATAGGTTGTACTAGATTCTGAGGTATATCCACCCTCAATAGATGTATTTGAGCCTGATGTATTTGTTTGTGTACTATCAGGATATGCTGGTTTAATAAATGCTAACAAACAAAATAAAACTACTAATATCCCTGTAAAATAATAATTCATGCCTAACCTCATGTGGCATAAATATCACAAAACTATCTTTTAAAAAACCTTTTTCTCCAATCATGGCAAACGTAAGTATCTTTAACACCTTTACTTCCCCACCTACCACAGAATGATCTTTTATTACTGTAAAGTCCACAGTTCCCACAAGCTTCTTTTGTTTTACTTAAATTAAATGATTGTGGTAAAGAATAATCTATTATCTCTCCATTTGGATAAAAGTTTGATCTTTTAGTTTCCATGCTCTACTAACTTTCTTAAATCTTTTGCTATTTGCAAAGCCTTATTTAATTTTCTTAAAGCTACATCTCTTTGAATTTTTGCTTGATCACATTCTGATCTGGCTTGATCTCTTTGCTCTCTTAATTTTAAAAATGTATTCTCTCCTATGTCCATATTATCTCCCTTGTTGGTTATATTTTTTATATGATCGTTTTTTGTTTTTATTCATAGATGACGTTTTGACTCTACCACCACCTATTGAAGTTCTTTTGTGTTTCTTTTCGTACAGTACAACTGCACCATATACATTACCCTTTGTTTTTGCCATCTTCTATTTCTTCAGCTTTAGCATCTATTATTAATGGTAATGGTTCAACAATAGACTCGGTTTGTGTTCTATCTTTCATACCTAAATAGTTTTTACTTAACCAAATCTGCATATGAGTATTATCTTTTTTAACTGCCTTATCCCACATCTTCTTTCTTAAACTAGCTTTACCCTTTTCTTTAAACTCCTCTACAATATGTGCATAATTTCGTTTAAGTGTTTTAGCTGATATATTTAACACACTAGCAATTTCATAGTCAGGACAGCCAATAGAGGCTAGATTCTTTAAGATTTCTATATCGACCACTATTTTGGGTCTACCAGCACCTTGCCTCTTTACTGTCTTATTTGCCTTAATTTTGTCCATTTTCCAACTTTGCTTTTGATCCTGTAAAGTTCTCCCATCTTTTAATAATAACATCACAGTATTTAGGGTCTAACTCCATAATTCTTGCTTTTCTGTTTAATTTTTCACAAGCTATTATAGTGCTTCCTGATCCCCCAAAACAATCTATAATTATATCTTCGTTTTTACTAGAGTTTTCTAATGCCTTACAAACTAACTCAACAGGCTTTTGTGTTGGGTGTA